AGTCTTTGATACGCTATTCATATCAAATCTATACTGTGCATCTTCAATCATACACATTGTCTTACCACCACCAGTGGGTACAATAATCTGACCTTTATCGCACTGCTGCATAGCAATAAGTGAATCTAACTGATGTGAACGTAATTTCATTAAAATCTCATTAATAATATTAGTATAGCAAAAAATATCCCCTTTTTCAAGGGGATATGACAGCTTTTAAATTGGTCTATGAATTTAATTCATAGGCAACTCTTTTTTGTTTTTCTTCATGGCAGAACCCTTTTCAAGATTTGCTTTTTTAAATACTAACCTTGCATTTTCTAGTGAAGTTTCTCCACCAAATCTATGAGGATTGTCATGATCTACATGAGTTACTTGACCATTTAAAATGTGGCGAGCTTCAATTTCCTTGTCAGTAATAGCACATTTACCCCCTTGCCTTTTCCATAATTTGAATCTAATTTTTGGGTCATAATTACGATCTTTATCTCTAAAAGTCAAAATACCATCAGGAACTTGAGAAATTGAATCAATTAATTTTTCTTCTCTTTTCTTTAAAAAGTTTGTTCCAGAAGCACGAAGTAATCCCGCATAAGTTCTTAAATTAGTTCCTTTTTTTCCTCTGTAAAGAATTTCCTCAGATTGAGTCCTCTCTAACTGAGATTCTGCGAACCAATTATAGAATTTTTTATCATCTTCAATAATGACTGAATTGAGATTTAAGTTATTTAAAAGTATAATGAAGTCGATCATGTTTGAATCGTCTCTACCATCAGCCCTCCACGCATCTTTACCAAATTTTTTAGCAAATTTTGTTAGTTGACCAATAATTTTCTCTGTGCGATTAAAAGTAATAACCTCTGGTGTTCCATCTCCATAAGCTTCAGTTAACTCATTACCATTTAAACTCTTACCAACTCCATGAGTACAAATAAGTGCAGTTTTTACTACCAACTCGTCAGGATACCTACGATTAATTTTCTTTTGATCTACAGTTTCCTTTCCATCTTTTATTTTACTGTAAATTCTACCAAATCCCTCTGCATTTTTTTTAACAGTATCTCTAACCAACTGACCGAATTTACAAGGAATTGCATTACGCTTTTCTTGATTATTAAGTGTCAATCCCTTGTTTACATTGCTGAATAATTCAGCAAGACCTCTACGTGTTGATTGTGTGATAACGACAAAATTGATGATGATGTTATTAATATAATTTTTAACATCAGGGTCAAGATCTTTGTAGTATTTCTCGTCATTAGTTGCTTCAAACTCAACGAGATTTCCATGATCTACTTCATATTTGCCTAATTGAAGTGGGAACTCATTGTTAATAAATTTAAAGATACAATTATCACGATTGTTTCCATCAATCGTAATATACTTATATCCTTTATCTTGTAAATCTTTAAAAAATTTATAATCTACATGAGTTGGCCCAAATCTTCTCTCAAGTACACTCAAGATTTCGTCTATACTTCCTAAAGTTATTGGGGTTATTGCTCGACCTTCAATAATTGATCTCATATATTCTTGATTCATAAGAATCGTCCATCTAGTGTTAGATTGGAACGCTTCATCAAGATATATTCTTGACTCAGACATTAAATATGCAAGCTGAGACACACTTAATTCATAAGTGTCATGTTTAGTTTTCATAGAAATTACCAGTTAGGGTTTTTAATCAAAAATTTGGTATTTTGGCCGTCCTTGAGGTTGGTGTTTTTCCGTATTTCTGATTTATTAAAGCTATTTTAGTATAAAAAAGTTTAAAGTGCAAGTATGTTATGATTTAGTAACAATATCATTTTTTAAACGATCTCCTAACACTCTTTTCATAAGATTCAGTGAGATTTGCTGTGGTCTTTGTTTCCAACCATACCACGCACTTTTCTTTCCCTTTGAATGTGGTGGCACTTTTGATTTACTATAATATTGATCTGCTGTTACATCATAGATGGTATTACCATCTTGTAACCACCAATGTTTCTCTCCTCTGTAATCTTCTCCACTCATAGGCACTAACCTATCTGTATCTATCAAATAATATAATGCTTGTGAAGAGTGGTAGCAATGGCCATAATACTTGTTTGTTGTTATGTCGTTAGGATACATCAATACTTTTTTACCCTTCAAAAAATCACTTGATAAGTTATCTTGTATTTTTTCAATTACAGTATCAATCTCATCATAGGAATATGGTTCAAATGTAAGAGTTCTTGTTTGGATAATTTTTTTATCTTTATATCTGTGTCTTTCTACTTTCTTCATTCTAATAAAACTTTGGATAGGTTTTTAAATCATTATCTCTTATCAAAGTAAAGACTTCTGTAAGGTCAATGAGACTTCGAGTCATTATACGATAACCAATTCCAATATAAACCTGACCTGCAATTACAGCAACAGTAGCAGCACCCCAAAAAATATAGTAGGCATTTGATTTAATCTGAGCCTTGATTTTTTTAATTTTGTTTGACATCTTAAAAAATATTTTCTCTCATTATAAAACCCCTGACTTAAAAAGTCAAGGGCTTGTATTGAATCCTACATTTAGAGTAGTACCTCCTTACACATTCTTTTACATATATGCTGATCTTCTTCACATTCGACTATGCACTCGTAGTAGTCTGCGATTTTATCATTTTGTGGGTCAAATGTATG